CCGATACAATCGGGTGTCTCAAAAAATGGTAACAACTGGCAAAGACAAGATTTCGTTTTGGAAATTCCCGGCCAATACCCTAAAAAAGTCGCTTTTTCAGTAATGAATAGCAATATTCAGAATTTTGGATTAGCAGTCGGGCAAGACGTTGATATTGAAATAGATATTAATGCGAATGAATGGCAAGGAAAATGGTTTAACTCCATTACTTGCTGGAAAGCAACACTCCGTAATCCAGGACAGCCTACCGCAGCGCAACAGCCCCAAACTTATTATCAGGGGGCATCATCCACCGCGGCACCCGTACAAACTGCCATACCTCAACCGCCAGTGGATTTTGGGGAACAAAAAGACGATTTGCCTTTCTAAAGAAAAAGGAGAAGGGAGCATTTCGGCTCCCTTCTTATTAATTAATGTTCCACCTTTACAATTTCATTATAAACGATTTTGCTTCGTGGGTTATGATTGACTATCGTTTGTTTATACCCCTTTGTCCCCCATCTCCACCATAGGAACCTGTGTTTATATATCCGGCTTATCGCACTTGAAAGACTGTCTCTCACTTCATAAGTAAATGTGCTGTCAGGAATATTTGCATAAAAATCCACCCATTTATCTGAATAATTGAAACAGCTGTCTTTCAGAACAAATACAATACTGTCTTTAGTGACAACTTTTGTGGTTGTGATATATTCGACTTCTTTTGGACGCAGATTCAATTCTTTTATTAGTTTTGCATCCGCACTCCGCAGCTCTTTCAATTCTTCTATGTTAAGCCGTAAAACATGGTTTTCAACCACATTTAGACTATCCCTAATCTTATATTCTTCAAGCCCAGTACAGAGACTTTTCATATTATCTGAAAGTCGGGCACTTTCCTTCTTCTCTTCCTGCCACAACCGGTACATCAAAAAGGTTGCCGCAAGGAGTAACACAAAGATTACTCCTATACCTATCTTCAATCTCATAATCAATCTGTATATACATTTTTACCAACTTCCGCAATAACTACACATGCACCATTACAGAAACCATATATCTTACCGTCATTCTCCGGCATTTCAGGTATTGTATTAAGTTTTGTTTCATTGGCAGTGGCTTTGCTAAGAGCTGTTTGAGCTGTACTTTTTGCAGCATCAGCCGTTGTTTGTGCGGTCACGGCCTTTCCATCAGTAACAGCCAACATTCCAGTCAGAGTTTTTTCATTGGTTACTCCTGCAAGGAAGGTTTCAATTTCATTGAAGGTGTCAATGGCCGTAGTCGCATCAACAGTACCAACCAATTCATCCAAAGCGGTCTTCACCGCATTTATGGACTGTTCCAGTTGGGACTCTGCCAGTTGAGCACGTCCGCTTTCTGCTAAAATATCCGATTTGCTCGCACTGCTGCTACCATCAGAACTTTCCAAAAATGAAGATGAAATAGGAAGTTCATTACATCCTACCATAACATATTGTCCGGCTATCAACCCGTCGACATTCATATCACAGAACTCTCCAACCCCAAGTGCTGTTTTGTAAGGTACATAATCCTTTCCATTAGAACTTTTGTACACAACAACTCTGTTGTTTGCTGCATCTCCAAAATTGATGCTAATAGCAAATTTCCCAGTAGATAACTGTATAGGTTGGCTTTCGTACCAATCCTCTTCTTTAAGAGTAAAATTCAAGTTTGCCATATCTTCTATGTGTTTATATGTTTGTTTCCTATATCAACTCCCAACCTTTCCTTACCTCATCCATGTTTGCAGGAACACCATTCTCAACATAACTCATTGCAGCCACCACCGCAATAAGTTGTTCCCGGTTGTTTCTGTTCAGAATTGTATGACGAGATATGCCTGAACGCTTTTCGACTGTGGCAATATACACTTCAGTATTGTTCTCACATGGCGGTGCCCATCGCATAATAACATCTTCAAGTTCATTGGCCGTGCCGTCTTTGTCAGTATCATACTTATTAAGAATATAAGTTTGAAGAGTTTTAAAAGCAGCACGATAACCGTATGCCATAGTTTTAAACTGAAAGAACCTTTTATCTGTCTGTGTTGCAGACACCCCCTGCCATTTCGTATTATTTCTCCGTATATTTAACGGATTATTATTCCGTAGTCCCCGTGTCATTTTTATCCTCCTTTTCTTTTTGTGTTTCAAACAATATTTGTGCGGCCAGTCGTGCTATATCGTCCTTATTCTCAATGATTATACTCATGGTCTTTTCCGCTTTCCGAAGCTCGGCCTTTTCCCATGATTTCTCACGTACCGATTTGAACTCACAGAAAACGCAATAAACCGCCCATAACATAGCGAATACTGGAAATGGAATGACGATGCAACATATAAGGTCAATCATAACCAGTGTCAGAAACGGATTAAAATATTTCTTCGCTTTTGTCGCTGTCATTTTGTACTTCTTCGAGGTACGAAGTTCCCCACGCTGTTTGGCCTTCTGAATCCCCGAAATAAAATCTATCCCCATTGCGATTATGATAGCTGTCATACTTACCGCTATCAAAACCAAATGTAAAAACAAATGGTCGTGAATGAATGTTTCAATAATGTCGTTCATATCCTTTTGTGTTTGCGTTTATTATTTTTATTCCAATAGTAATTTGTTGATAGCATCAATAAAGGCTGGGGAACATAAACTTGCGTATTCCTTAATCATATTACACTCTTCATCGTTATACTCAATTTCTCCATTGGAGTTGAATATTTTAAATGCGAGGGCATGAGCCTCTATTCCCCTGCCAAGTTGATAAATGATATTGGCAAAATCCTTCTTGTAGTTCTCAACGGAACATCTCGTCTTATCAATATCAACAAATATCTCAATTCTTTCAAAATTTATCCTTTTCATAATCACTTCCAATCATTATCATTTGAAGCACCGAACATCAGTCCTCTTCCCAACCAGTCAGAGTTCGGTGACGGATACATAAAATCCACCAACTGCATACAATGGTGCATGGAACCGCCATTCAATGTTTGCTTTGTTCCATTCGCATATATCTGAACATTATTATAATTGTCATTTGCATTAACCACGAATATCCTTTGGGTGACGGCAAGACTCAAAAGATAACGGTAGGTTACATTCGATGTTATTCTAAATATAACCGTATCAACTGGAAAACCCGAAGTTTCACCGTTATAATCGTATCTTGGCGAATAGCAAGGAACTGTATAATAAGTTTCGTTAGCAGAGGAAGTCCCGGAAGTCAAAGGTATATAAGTACCGGTTTTATCAGCACCTTTTGTGTACACATAGGCATAGGAGCCGTAAACTACCATAATGCTTCTTTCCCTTGCGCCAAACACGCCTCTACACCATAAGTCAGAAGTGTAGAAACGTAATGACCGGTTATCCTTAGTACCTTGATGATACATATCACCATCAAACCACATTCTTCCATCACTTCCAAAGCTGATTCCTCCAACCGCATCACCAGCAGCATTCACGCAATTCAACCTTGTAAAAGAGCCTGATACACCTTTCAATGTACCTTCAAAAGTGCTGTCACCTGAAATAACCGCACCAGCCGCATAGAGTTTCCCTGCTATACTCACCTTATATGGCGCATCAGTCGGTGTTGTAGCTCCAACCCATAACGGATAGTCACCACCAACAAGACCTGCTGCAACCGTTTTATTATCGCCCTTCATTATCAAAAGCTGATTACCCTGCATGAACCGTAGAATAGCATTTTGAGCCATGATAAGCGGAGTGTACACTGGCACCAAAGAATTAAACTTCTGCCAATAAGTTGTATTTGTCACCGGAATGGAATCACTGGACGTATGAGTTTTCAGACATTTATACGCATTAAACGTATTAGCACCGGTAGTCACAATTGCAATATCCAAGTACCGGGTACCGGAAGTCAAAGCCTCGTCATTGCGATACTCTATGCCTTTAGCCCATTCGGATTGCCGGAGAATACAGCCTTGCAGCCCGTTTTTCCCCGGTTCCCCATTAGTACCGTCAATTCCATTTTTGGCCTTTCTTCGTATTAATATATGCCCTTGCGCCTCCATACCGGATTACTTCAATTTTGCTAATACTTCTTTTGCGATCTCCTTAGCCTTGATACGATAACTCTGATAATCAGTGTATTCTTTCAGATATTCGGCACGCTTACCTTCGTCAAGTTCCGAAGCCATATCACGTGCCATTTCCAAGTTGGCGAAAATGGCATCACGTTTATTCGCATCATAACGTTCCATGATAATGGCACTTACAATACTGTCATAATCATGTTCCCCTTCAACATCCACGTTTTCACAGACATACTGGTCTTCAACCACCACATCTTCCGAACCGGCCTTTTGAACAGCTTCTCTTCTCTCAAAGTCGAAGTAAATGCGTAGCAACGCACCTTCAACTACAAATTCAATACCAGTCGGCAGTTCTCCTACAAGAGTTCCATAACTTTTCATAAATTACCTCCATTTTTATAATTATTCTTCAAAATAATAAGCACTCTTCCCGTCACCTAACGAACGCCGCTTGACAATCACATTTTCCACTGGAAAAATCTTCTGACCGTTATTCTCCGCTTCGCGAGCCTGATCCAACACATCTTTCAGATTGTAACAGTTCGTTATGAATTTGCTACGTTGTCCGTTCTGTTCAAAAAGAACACAATATCTACCTTCACCTTGCTTTGTCTTCACATTCGTTTCAAAGTCCACCACTGTTATAGGGACATTGAGAATATCCATCAATCTTGTCTCTTTTACATCGAAGAACTTCTTTCCGTCCTTTGTTCTACCACTCTGTTTGATACCTTTATCTGCAAAACTCATATCATTATTTGTTATTGTTCTCCATAAATTCTTACAATCTCCCCACTTACACCAGCCCCAGTATGAAGCTCGTATCTCGCGGTTACGTTTCCGGCTTTTTATTCGTTTCACCTTTCGGGCAAAGTTCTTTTTCATATTTTTACGCATCCGAACATTATCTTTCGTGAAGCAATAGCCCAAAAAGTTAATCCTTCTTCCTCTTACTACGTTTTCGCTTTCTATGCTTTTTGTTCCCATTTTTTTTGTTTCTGTTCCTATCGGAGCAATACAACTGTTTGCTTTAACTACCAACCCAACTTTTGCACTTTCCCGTTCATACGCACGAATAAGAAACAACGCTTCGGCCTTAGAACGAGCCAGCATAACATTATCATCGCAATATCTATGCAGGCATTTGACACGATATTTCTCCTTCATTGTATGATCTATCCGGCTTGCCGCAAAATTCCCGATAGGTTGGCTTGTAAATGCTCCAATCGGAACACCTCTTCTTCCGTTCAACTTCATTCTCCAATACGTCAACTAACTCTGTTCCGCTGTCATACGATAAAACAGCTATCTCGATCAATTTAATAAATCGTTCATCTTTGAATTTCCTTCTCAATGCAGCAACAATAAGCTCATGAAGAATACTTTGATAGAACTTTTTGAAATCAGTCTTTACGAACCATTTGTATTCCGGGTACCGGTGAAGAAAACGTTTCATTCTCCTTACTCCAAAATGTAATCCCTTTCCCTTGATACACGCACTTGTATCATAAATCAAATTTCTATAAACATCTTCTTCAATCACCCTCATAATTGCATGGTGCAATATACGCCACGGGAAATATTTCTGTTTGACAATATCTCGAACCTTTCCTGCATCACTTTTTACTCTCATTACGCTATAATCCGGTGCCGGAAAATCCAATGTCAGGATCATCAACTGCAAAGCTCGGAGGTCTTCTTCCGGGTGTAGATTATGCCGCCTGATAAAGCGGTTTTTCTTAACCTTCCCATCTTGTGCTTCTTTGTCCGCTTCACGTAAATTATTTATCTCTGCTATACGTTCAAGAATATACCCGGCTCTTTTAGATTTCTTTCCACCGTTTGCTTCTATCCGTTTATTGTCAGCCTCTATCCTTTCCGCTATAATTCTATCAATTTCATTATGCGATAGACTCTTCCAATCAATATCACTTCTTCCAATATTCACTGCTGCTTTGTTTTAAAATTTACACCATACTTCCAATTTTGTCTTGTTCAGACTATTTTAATTATTCCGATAACTGCAAGCTGTTTTTACTTGCTTGAATAATTCGCCCGGAGCTTTCGAGAACCAACCTACTAACACCGCTTGTTGCCTTTCGCAAATTGGGCAACCTTTCCGCATTCTTGATTTTCTGACATCGTAACCAATTGATTACTACGTTGCAACGATATAAATCCTGCAAGGTCATGGCTCGGAGAACTCGCAGATTACTCTACGATAAATAAGTATGGCGAGAGCCGATATTCGCATTCGAGTTCGACCAATCGTTATTCGAGTTCGCATAAGCGAGGCCGCAATTCGCACCG